GAGGAAAAGACCAAGCAAGTAAGCCTTGGGTTATAGGATTGATTAATGCGTAACCTAAAAGAACTAACCGAATGGATATGGCTTTGGATAGAAGATAAAATATTTATGTATTGGTACTTGTGAAGTTGATTACCACAATATTAATCCTGGCTCTAATTGGATGTGAGAGCGAAGAGGCTTATTGGGAGCAGAGGAACAAGGATGTCATTGATTCAACCAGGGGGCCCTAGAGCTCAGGCTTAAACAGGTCCAGCGAACAGCACAGGGCTACAGGACCGCAGCATTGGTTGGCGATATGATTTACCACGAAGACACGACAGAAATGAACACAAGCATGGGAGGCCGATAATGGCTGATCGAAGACTGATTGAGAAGATCAAGTACAAACGCAAAGAGAAAACCCTGGTATTGCAATACAAGCAGCTGAACGACGCCGGGAAGTGGGACAAACTAACCCTGGAGACACATGACCCACCAGACCCAGACTTTATTGCCGCCATGGACAGCCTGGCCCCGCACGTAATCGATATTTGCGAAGTCGGAGAAACCTGGTCCCCTGGCCAGCTTACAGTCAGTGGTATCAGTGTATCCGACTCAGGCGGGATAATGGGCGCCGTGATTACAGCCCAGGTTAAACTGGAGACCAGCCAGAGCCCGCTGAATATCAACACCCCATCCAAACCAGAAGAGCCCTATTCTGAGGGCGGCAGCGATGAATATTGTCTGGACCCGGACGCAGTAGAATCAATTAAGTATCTATTGACCGAGGCTAAGGGCTACCTGGACGGGAAGCGAGCCCAGCAATCCATTGACTTTGAGAAGGATATGAAAGAGCCCTTCGAGGCCCAGATGGCAGAGCAGGGTATTGATGTAACCCTATCCATGAAAGATGATGGCGAAGGCGTGACATACGGGGACCAGGACCCGCTTTACGAAGACGCCAAAGCCCTTGTATCCCAACACGACCAGACATGTGTAAGCCAAATCCAAAGGGTATTACGTGTCGGCTATGCTCGCGCCGGGCGAATTATGGACGAGCTTGAAGCAGATGGTATTGTGTCTAAAGCAGACGCAGCAGGGAACCGTGATGTTATTAACAGCACAGCCCCGGACGGAAGCGGATACTCACTGGAGAACGCCGAGGTGAAGGATGAGTAAGGTTGCCGAAGCAGAGCGGAACTTGCGACTAGGAGAATACAATATCCTACTGGCCGGTTACGTGGCACAGCATGGGTTTATAAACCCCAAACAATTCTTCTGTGTAGTCAATGATATAGCGAGAGCCGTCTATGTAGACGATGCGCCCCTGGGTAATACTTTCGACAAACAAAAGTATCGCATAGTTCGAGGCCGCAAAGGTGAGGCCAGGCGTATAGTCAAGGCCATTATGCCACATGGGTTTTTGAAAGCGCGACAGGTCGAATGGCAAAAAGAAAACGCTGAAGAATTTGACTGGAGAAAAAAAGCCGAAGAATCCAGGCTGGAGCAACAGCTTGACAGACATTTAAACGAACCAGATAAGGAGCAAGTGATGAACACAACAGAACAATTACCATTAACTGAAGAACACCCACCAACGGCAGCCGAGATAAAGAAAAAGCTAAACGAGGCAAAGCTGAAGGAGAGAATAGCCGACAGTGAAAAGAAGGCCGCAGCCAGGGAACAGAAAGAGTTAGAAAAAATGCTCGCAAAAGCAGAAAAGGCCGAAGAGCTCAGCAGGGCCGACTTTAAACATGTTGAAATCAGTAACTACAGCACCGGCAAGGTACATGGAGTGAACAACGACCCCGGCTTTAACTTCCAGGTCCACAGGAAGAGTAATGGCCACGCCAGGAAATACCTGGGCTGTATAACCCCGGAAAGAGATAAGGTTACTGATGAATTACTACCAGGTGAAAAAGAGGCAGCCTTCAAGTTCGCCAAGAAATGCTGTGGTATGCTCGACAAGGCTCTTGATGATTGACCAAGTAAACTGAGTTGATAAATAAGGCCATTCTGGGAGCGTAGAGTGGCCTTACCCCCAAAACTCAGGTAAACTTAAAACACTTGCGTCACAGGTTGTAGATAATATATTACATATATAACATACAACCCACAGGAGTTTACATGAGTACATCAATCCAAGAAGAAAAAGAGAGATGGGAGCGATACGTGGCAGCATGTAATGGCAGACCAAACTCAATTGCCAAGCGTCACTACGAAGCAAGGATTCGCAGACACGAAACCCTACGTGCAATAACTATTCGCAACCTGACCATACAGTTTGAGGGGAGAGTCACAGCATGAACCTAAGTATCGATAAACTTGTAGAGGTCATCCTGGAAGAGCGGGAGAACCTGGATGATTACCGCAAAAAGGCCCTGGAGTTTCAGGTAGAATGCGCATACACCAGGCTCAGGCTACTCGAATACGCACTATCCCTGGTTGTTGGCCATGAGACAAACACCCCAGAATTTGAAAAGATTGTGAGTGGGGAATGAAACTTAAAGACGTACTATTCCAGCTGTTTTGCTGGACCGGGATTGCAAGTGGTGTCCTGGTGGCGCTAACTATCGCAGCGACCATGCTTAAAGAGGTCCCCAATGGTCTATGGATTGTCCTGGGCATGTGTATTGTCGGCGCATTGATCACGGGGAAGGAATAATGGGCCAAAGAGAACTTAGATACACCAAGATCATTAAGGTTAGCCCGAAAGCGCATAGAGGTCTGTATGCGTACAAAAAGCTTACTGGTGGGCACAAGAAGGGCTATGACTACGGATGGCAGATTGACCACCTAATTGCTGATGAATACAGCGATCTCTATGAATTAGCGATTGATGCTATTGAGCACATGATCAAGGTATCACCAGAGGCACTGAAGGTCCTAAGCGCAGTAGCTCAGCGCAAAGGTGAGAGCCCCCAGGAATATATTGACCGACTATTAAATAAAGAGCTTGGCCTGGTAAACTGGGAGAAACCTAGTGCGAAAGGGGAAGTGAAGTAAGTGGGTGGAGTACGAAGGAATGGCCCATCACCCGACCTGCCGAATATTTGCGACCATTGTGGAATAATATTCTATAAAAAACTAAACTCGCGGGGCCGTTATGAATCAGACGCCACATTCTTAAAAAGAAAAATGTGCTCCCCAAGATGTGTTCAGTTGATGGCGTGTAAGTTGGGGGGGCAGCCGCGGAAACATGGTCCATCTCCTCACCTGTCCAATACGTGCGAATATTGTGGTAAAGTTTACCATAAAAAACCAAACGCAAGAGGCCAGTACGAACCAGATGCTATATTCTTAAAAAGAAAAGTATGTTCTCACCTTTGTATGGTAAGGCGGCCCAGACCGTCATGCCAGTTACATGGCCCATCTTCGCATTTATCAAAGACGTGCGAATATTGTGGTGAAGAGTTTTACAAAAAACGAAAGGCAAGAGGCCAGTATCCTACCGACGCAGCGTTTCTTATAAAAAAATATTGTTCGCGCAAGTGTCAACACAAAGCGAGAGTAAAAAAACCAGAAGATAAGATTCGCCCGGTCCACATATGTGACTATTGTGGTGTCGAGTTCCGCGGGTACAGACAAGGGGTGAAGAAATATTGTTCTAAGAAATGTATGGGGGCCGCGAAAATAGTTTCCTGTGAGAGTAAAACCTGTAGCGTATGCGGAGCCGCATTCAACCGAACCAGATATGGGAGTGGGAACCTGGAATCAGTAGTGTTTTATAATACAAGGACATGCTGTTCTAAGCTTTGTGGAGTTGTCCAGCTAATAAGAAACAATAGATATTCTGGCTCCCAGGATGGTGTACCACTAGGGATGTATCATTGCCATAGTTGCAACACTGACAAAGGAAGAGACCAGTTTTATCGGCAAAAGACTTCGGCTGGGACCATAGCTATGTTGCAGCCATGCCTTGATTGTAGCAAAAAAGTAAAAGCCAGATACACAAAAGAGCATTGGCGAACACTAACCATGAAGCGTCTAAGGGACGGCCTGGCTAAGGAGACCGGGGTCATCCCGGAAGATATACCACAAGACATTATTGAATTGTTTGTGGCGAGAGTTTTAATGCGCAAAGAAATAAGATCACAAGAAGAAGGAGTAAGACATGAATGAAAACGAAAGAAAGATTGTACCACGGTTTGACACCATCAAAGACCTTATTGCAAAACAAACCCAGGTTTATGATGATTTAGTGAATGGCAACCTGGACGTAAAAATTGCGAAGGAGGCCAACAACTCTATGGGTAAAATCCTTAACGGCATTAAGGTCCGGCTGGAAATAGATACCCTGTCAAAGACGCCAGTAGCGCAGTTTAAGAAACACGAAGACTTTTAAGGGTAGGGCTGGGAGTAGTAGCACAAAGAGATACGCAAACCCAGTGCCGTAGACCCGCAAAGGGCGCTTGCGACATCGCGCCCCAAGCATTATATTGAGCCATCGGAAAAATGACAAAAGATTCAACCCTAACCGGAAAGGAAAGATCATGCGAAAAGACCGATTCATTTCCATTACAATGCTTGTAGTCGTGATGCTATTTAGCAGCCTGGCCTTCGCAGGACCAGCACCCGTAATGGATCAGCCCACTTCCAGTGCATTATTCGTGCAGGACGAAGATGGCGTAGTATTTGAGTTCGCCAGTGTAACGGAGTTCCAGGTATTGCAACCTTGCCTTGACTATTTAGAATACACCAGTGAAGAAAGCCAAAGATGGCAGACGAATCACGCAGGATATAGGACAGAGACAGCCATCAAGCAACGTCAACAGCGCGTGTCCAGAGCCGAAATGTAGGGGTCCTCCTACAAGAACGAACTTAATATCAAGTTTCAAGCAAAAGCCCCTGCCGTCCAGTAGGGGCTTTTTTATTTACATGCGGATAAATAGTGCTTGTGGGAATATGCGTCAGCGAATAACTTGGGGGAGAATTTAACCCATAGAAAAGGAGCACAAGATGGCCGAAACTTACACAATGTATCATGTAGTTCACGAACACAGGGGCTTTGCAGACATAGCTTTCAAAACACTTGAAGAAGCTCACGGCGAGATTGAACGCATGGCAAACCACGAAAACGAATACTGGCAAAGCAAGGCAAAAACCTGTCACATTGAAAAAGTTACAACAGTTAGAGAGATTGTGAAATAATGGACACAACAATGACAATCGTAGTTTTATTCCTGGCCGCACTATTCGCCATAGCTTCAGTAATCGGTAATATCGATAAACGGAAAGATGGAAAACGATGAATAGCTTCACAAGAATACTTAGAGCTAAAGGCTGGACCCAGGAAGCGGCGGCTCAAAGATGGGGCGTATCACAGTCAACCGTATCGCGCTGGAGTAGAAGCCCGGCCATGTATCACCTGGACATGATTGCTGGCTTACCTAATCTCAAAGGCCACAGTATTGAGCTAGACCCAGAATATGAAATGCTGGAGAGTTTGAGAAGTCCCCAGGTTAAGAAGGGATGAGAGAATGAAACCAAAAGAACATTTAAAATCACTTACAACTGGCCAGAGAAGAAGGCTCAATCGATATTGCTGTGGGCTATGTGACGCTCCATTGACTTCTAACGTATGCCAATCAGTCTATCAGAATGAACCATATCCTTATAAATGTGATGACGAGAAAATCATTACCCGCAGAGAAGAATGCCTGAAAGAATATAAGCCAAGGGTGAAGAAATGAGCATAAGATATGAGATTAAAGACTTTGACGACCTGGACATATCAGACGATGGCACAGAGATGGAGGTATTGTTCAACCATACCCACAACGGCAACAACTACGTGGATATCCCGATCGAAATGGTACTCGATCTACTTAGACAACAACTTGCGAGATTGGCAAAGATGAATATAACCAAGAGCCCAGCAGGTAGGACGGACACTCAATGAAACCAATCAAACAACTCCCCAAAAAGCTTAAAGGCAAGATCGAAACCTTCCTGGACGGTGAGCATGGTGGATGGGAGCACCACTACAAGATAACCGGATGCTCAGGTGTAGGTATGCTTGAGGGCTCAGAGACACGGAAGTCAAAGCCCTATCGCAAAATATGGCACGAAGCTTTCCCGGACCAGATATTCACCAACTTTGGAGACCTGAGAAAAGCCATTGATGAGTACAACCAAAGCCTTGTCCCAGAAGGAGATACCAAGCCATGAGAGTTAGCGACAAACTTAAAAAGTGCGAGACATGCAAACAGTGGAGAGGTGGGAACGCGTACATATACCCAAACCACAAATCATGCAGGGCGTGTATGAAGAAGGCGGGGAGGGTCGAGACACGCCGACCATTAAAAAATGTTATGGATGAATTCGGGATAGAGCGCCACCGAGAGATGTAACCCCCGCTACAAAGGACAGCAAAGAAGAGCCCGGTTAATTCTGGGCTTTTTTATATACCGAATCCCCTTGTTTATGTTAAATTAATGGCGAACACAAGTAACTGACCAACGGTAGGCCGAACCGCGTCAAGCGAAAGGCCATACCATGAACACAATTCTATTCGTAAAAATTCTGATCTATACCATAGCCGTATTCGCCTCCGGTTGTTTCTCAGTATGGTACAGCGTGAAAGCATCCCGCAAGACATTCATGACCGACATTGAGGATATCATGAGAGGCTACTACCCAGTGGCCAGGAGAATAGAAGAAGAGATACTGGGACCAGACGAATCACCCACAGCCCCACCCAAGAGACCACCAGCGCGAGGACCCATCACCAAACCACCGCTACCCAACAATAAAACCTGGCTGGATAGTTAGATGATTACCGAAATCAAACTGAAACTGGGAGACAAAGAGATAGTTCTAACCCAGGAAGAAGCCCTGGAGCTCAGGAACGATCTAAACCAACTGCTTGGACCACAATTCCCGATCTATCCATACTACCCACCAGCCTACCCACAATGGCAAGAACCACACATAATTACCCAGCCAAACGGGACAGGGGACGCAGAGATAAGATGGAAGGATGTTGACCTAACCGTACCAGGATTCACAATAGGACCAGGGTATGATCATCCAGCATGGGTTACAGACCGAATAGGGTATAACGATGAGTAATCCCATACTACCCAGACCGATCTATAAAATTCTCCTGAAATTTAACTGATCTCCGGTAAACCCAATACCATGTCAGCTAAATCAAAAGACCCCGAACACTTTGGACTAAACGACCAACAGCGGAGATGCCTAGACTTTTACAGGTCTGACCGCGAGCTGAACCAAACAAACGCCTACCTACGGGCGTATCCCAATTGTAATTCAAGAGACGCCGCGAAATCAAAAGCAAGTAAGCTGGTAACTTCCGACAACGGACAGTCTTATCTTAAAGCTCAGGCAGTAAAAGAGGACCTTGGAGATGACAACGCAACCATCACTGTAGGCAGGCTGGTACAGGAGTTAAAGCGGGCAGCCCTATTCAATCCCAAGGTGTTATTTGATAAGGATGGTAGGCTGAAGGCCCTGGATGAATTGCCGGACCATGTGGCCAGGGCTATTGGTTCAATCAAAGTGAAGCGCACACCAGAAGACGATACAAAGCCGATGCGCCATGAAGTGATAGAGATTAAGCTTATTTCCAAGGAGAAGACCCTGGAGCTACTGGGAAAGCACCTGGTAATGTTCACTGAGAAATTCCAGATCGAGAGCGAAGAGGCTATGCACACCAGGGTTAGGGCTGAGATAGTGGCAGCCGGTGAAGAGATTCTATCCCAGGTATTGGCCAACACAAAGCGCCAGCGGGCAATAAACCAGGCTGGGCCCGTCCCAGATATTAGACCTGAAAGCCCTGTTGAGACCATTGATAACCTGGACCCAGAGTACATAGCGAGCCTCTTGTGACCTGTGAGGGTGCCGGGATGTGCTTAAATTTGGTGTTCGCAGATGCTATGCCCGAAGAATCGAAGAGAAAAGGCAATACTTTCACAAAAAAGATCGAATAATTGCAATAATTGATAGATGGGGAGGCCCCAGTGTGTAAGAAGTTCGAAGAGGTAAGCACCAAACAATAACGCAATAAAAGGGAGCAGATTATGATACAGGTAAAGGTACAGGATAAGTACAGAGGGCAAAAGGGAATGTTTGTACATAACACAGAGCTTTTAGAGGATGAGGCTAAAATGGCTGTGGATATGGTACTCCGTTGGGGTATGGTAGCTGTAGAGCCAGATGGTGAAGACTCTTTGGGTAGAGCCAAGATGAGACTTACAACTCCAGAAGAGCTTGTAGAGAGGGCGTTCACGGTAGCCAACCTTATGTTCTCCAAAGCAAGAGCTTCAGGGCTAATGTTTGAAGCCCCCCATATAAGCGAATTTAGCGAAGAAGATAAATAGCAATAACAAGGCGTAAAAAATGATATGAGGCTGGCATTGCATAATCCTAGGTACATTCCGTTAAATGGTATCCAAAACCCTTGTCAGATACCAGCCACGCCATGGGCTACGTGCAGATGCGTAGAGTCGGTGGGGTGCGGAACGGGTCAATGCCAGCTTTCAGCTATAAGGGTGATAGATAGCCATAATGTCTGAGCCCGTCCTACATACCAACAGCCTAGTCAAGATGGACAACCAGGTCTGGGCCATGGAAGCACAGATGACCGACCTTGACCGGGATGCAGCTGGGCTGGCGCTCATGCAGTCAGTTGAGCCGCTGAAGTATTACGTGCCCAACGGACCGGGCGAGACATACATCAAGACTTTCGCCAGCTGCACCGAGCGGAACGAGACACCGACCATCCTAATCACCTGGCCTAATGGCGCCAGCAAGTCGTTCTCGACTGTTATGTTGATAATGAATGTGCTGTACGGACCACAGAATGCCTGGTATGATTACCCGATCTTCCACCACTTCCCATACCCTCACACCTTCTGGTATGTATCCACAGCAGACGCGCTCAAAGATACTGTGATACCGTTATTCCTGAAGCTATTGAAGCCAGGGACCTACACGGCGCTTAAACATGGCAAGGGGCATATATCCGAGATCGTAGTGACTGGTCCCAAGGGTAAGTTCCAGATCATGTTCAAGACCTTTGACCAGAATCCCAAGGTATTCGAGTCTACCAGTTGTGGAATAATTGTCGGTGATGAACCACTCCCGGAAGCAATCTACACAGCTTGCCTATCAAGACGCCGTATGGGTTGTATCTTCCTACTCCCAATGACACCCCTGGACTGTGCGCCCTATGTAGTTGATAAGGTCATGGCAGCAGCTCACAGGAACGAGGATGGCTTCTATCATCTTGTGTGTGAGATATGGGATGTGTGTATGAGACGCGGAGTGCGTGGGCACCTGGCACCCAACATCATTGACAGCATGGTGAACGAGATGGACCCGGAAGAGTTTGAGGCCAGGGCCAGGGGTAAGCACATGTATTACTCAGGCTCTATCTATAAACAACTCTTCAGAGAGACCCACTTTGTTGATCCCAGTGACTACCCGATCCCACCCTACTCAGTGATCTATCAGATAGTTGATCCTCATGACGCCAGGGAATCCGCTTGCATCTATGCAGCACTTACACCCAGGGGCAGATGGATTGTATTTGCAGAGACCCCTATCAAGAACAGCACCGAGTATTGGAGGATGGAGCGCAGCCTGGAGATCGATGACGAGATACGCGAGTGGATAAAGCTTGAGGCAGCTCACCACCTGAACGACATAGTAGGGTTTGATGGGACCATCATGAGAGTTATGGATAGGCATTTTGGATGGCAGACCAGGGGGCAGAAGACGCTTGCTGGGCTGTATGCTGAGGAAGGACGGTTGCAGGGTCGTGGTGATTTTAACTACATGGCCAGCTCCAACATGACAGGCGGGGAACAAGGAGAGATAACCTACGGGCATAAACAAGTGCGTAAGGCGTTGAAGATGCTCCCGGATGGTAAGCCCGGATTAGTAATATGGAACACCTGCATCCATACTTGGCGTGGAATGACTCACTATATCATACGAAAGCAGACAGGGGCGGCAGCAGATGATAAAGCCAAGGGCGAGGGCGTGATCGTAGAGAAGTTCAAGGATTTCCCAGATTGCTATGATGAGCAGACAGAGATACTGACCGAAGACGGTTGGTGCTTATTCTCAGAGCTTGAGAGAGGCAAGGCAGTAGCCACACTGTCAAACGATGATCACATAGAATTCCAGGAGCCCACAGAGTATTTTGACTATCATTTCAAGGGCACGATGGTAAGAGGTAAAGCCAGGGCCGTTGACTTCCTGGTTACCCAGGGACACCGGATGCTAGTATATCCACAGTCGAAAAAGAAGAGGTTCAGGCTGGCCAGTGACCTACGTAGAGAGGACACTATCCCAATATCATCTAACGGGACGACATTCAAGGGCGAAGACACCATGGAGCTATGGCCGGGGAAAACAGTATCAATGATGGATTGGGCAGAGTTCCTTGGCTGGTATATCTCAGAGGGGAGCGCCACAGGGACCCGTGGAGGTAAGATAGATAGACACGCCACAATAATATCAAAGACAAGTGCATACCCCGATCAAGTAACACAGATAGAATCACTACTGGGCAGAATGAATATGGTCTACCATTACACCGGCACCAATTTTATTATGTCAAGGAAATCATTATGGGCACACACCAAGCCGTTGGGCCACTCACAACAGAAACATATCCCTCGGTATATGTTTAACCAGTCCAGGGAGATCATGCGTAAACTTTGGGACACCCTAATCCTTGGAGATGGGACACATCATAAAGGCCAAGACATTTATACAACAGTATCACCGGTCCTTGCAGCCGACATGTCAGAGCTGGCATGTAGATTGGGGATGTCAAACAATACATACACCAGAGAGCCAACGGATTCAATGCTTAATGGGAAGGTCGTCAAGGGTAATCACTTGCAGTACAATGTATCTTCAAAGAAGACCAAGGGCGCTGCACTTACCAATGGCAAAAAAGAGACATTATATCGTGACATTGACTATGATGGGAGAGTATATTGCGTAAGCGTCCCCAACGAGACATTACTTGTCAGAAGAAACGGCAAGCCCATGTTCGCAGGGAATTGTATACGCTACATGGTGACTTCCAACATTGGAACCCTACAGGAACCAGTACCCAAAACTAGAGAGCAGTTAAAGTTCGAGGCAATCAGAAAGCCGAAGAACCAACAAATAGCAGGGCCAAGAGTATTGGACCATGCTGGAAAGATGGTGATGACATGATAGCAACAGTGTTGGACACAGAAACGGGAGTTACCAGAGTATCGTCTGGCATAAGAACCTGGGAATGGTCAGACAACAACTACTCATGCGATTGTAATAGGGGGCTACTCTTTGGGGTCGACAATGATCTGTGTTTAGAAGAGAGATTCATTGTAATTAAGGCTGAGCATACAGAGAAGGACGACGACCCAGAGACTACGCTTGAAGAGCTGAATGAAGGGTATCCGAAAGAATTACTAATAAAGCATGAGGTGATGACATGATATTAATTAGCTGTAATGGATGTGGATTAGTGTTAGACCAAGGGAAGCTCATTATCCCAACCCTTGAGAACGAGGACGGTTCAATCAATTTAGATGTAGCTGAGTGGGATGGTGACCGCTATGTCCCGACACACAACTGCCCGGTATGCTCAAACAGGATTCAACTACAGGTGATGACATGAGCATAAACCAATTTAAAGGCAGGTACAATATTATTGGCTTTGTGGGGTGGTTCGGATTAATGCTATTGATAGACTCCATTATTGTCCTGGTTATGACATGATAGACCATTTAATAAGCTTACTCCCCAAGTCGATCAAAAGGGAGTCTGTCCAGTACAAGGGTAAGGATGAAGACTATCAATTCAGAATCCATTGGAATGATGACACCTGGCTTGTTGGGTATGAACCAACACTGCACCAGGACGAGTGGGGGACCCATGGATGGCTACACCTCCAGAGGGGCGATGATCTACACACAGCTATTGCGAGCATGGTTGAATGGCATCACAGCTATAAGAAATTGGAGAAGATGACAGCATGAGCATGGCCCAAGACGGATACACAGCCCAGGACATACGCAAGCCCCAGCTACAGATGCACGTTGGCCGATCAGAGGCAGTGAGGCTACTCAAGCTTGGCAAGGGCTCGATTGGGCCAGAGCTACCCAAGGACACCGCCAAGGTCTGGGACTTGCGATATGATGTTTATGAGAATGAGGGCGACA